TTTGTTCCGGCTACACGCCTACTCATTCTAGTCCGTCTTGACATATTGTGGCTCATACTTTTCTACTAAATAACTAATCGTATTCTTAATAAACTTTAATGTTCTAGGTGCGTTATCTGCCATTATGCTGTTTTCCTCTTCTTGTAAAAATTGACTTTCTAAAAACACAATAGCTCTGCGATCTAAGTATTCTACTACTCTATCTACATCTCTACCAAATTTAGTTGTATTCTCTCGATAATTACTATCTGTCCATTGAGCCTCTACACTAGAAGAGGGAGCCTTACTGATTGTTAATGGTAAACAGTTTTGAGCTTCTCTCATGTACACCTTTCCCCCTTCTTTTTTTTCATTCTCAGTATAAATAAAAAAACATCGAGGATTACCTATAACATCTTCTTTTTTTATACCATGATATAATATTAAAGGCATTACATTTGTTCCTTATTTAATTGTGAGTACCACACCATAGGGGGATTTTTTGCTTCTGATGCAACCTTGTGATGTAGTTTTGAGTTAGACCAACAATGACTTTTAAAATTACAAAAACTACAAGTAGTGTTTAACACTCTATTTCCTGTTGACTTTCCTCTAAATCTTTCTGGAACATCTTCTAGCTTCTGTAGTGGAATACTTTTATCTTTTAACGCATTTATGTTATATGAAGCTACAGCCAATGCAGATGCACGTTCATCATCTTGTATATTTGGTGCAGGACATATTTGTATTTCTCCAGATGATTTGTTAATTACTATCCAACCACCAAAGGGTTTTTTATCCGCTTCTGCATACAAATATCCTTGTACTACATAACCAAAAGGGTCATTATCTTTTACACGAGTGTAGCTTGAAAATTTACTGGTATAAGCATAAGGACTTGCTGTTTTAATATCCTAAACTTTACCATCAATAATTATATCAAGTGTGCCTTTTAATTTTACACCTTCAATCTCTAAAGTTACAGGTTTTTGATAATCTTCTACATTAACTCCTGCTTCTTTCATTTCTATATAAAGTAAAACTTCAAGCAAATCTCCAAATAAAAATCTGTTTACTGCGTTGTACTCCATTGTCTCCGTTTTTATTTTATCTCTTTCTAATTGTTGCTGACACAAGGGTTTACCAAGTCCAGACATTCTCATAGACCAATCTTTTTTCTTATCAGCAAATTGTTTTTCTAGAGCTTTTGCACACTCATCTTTAAAAAAAGAAATAGAATCGGGGGAAATATAGGCATCCCCCGAAACTACTTTTTGTAAATAAAGTTGTAAATACTCCTTAATAAGATTATTCATCTAATGAGTCAACTATCTCCACATCTTCAAAGTCCTTGCGAGACTCCTTGTACTTTTCTTCAATGTCAGAATTATGAAGATTGACTATATCCATAAAGCTCTCAAGCAATGGCACATCTCCTTTTGGAACAAATTCAACACTATCTTTAACTTCAATGTTGGCTTTGTAAAAAATGTTACCACCATACTTTTGCTTTACTGTCGTTAAGAGTGCTCGTGTATTAAACAACAGTTTGCCTTGCTTTTCTAGGGTTTTAATCCAATCGCTGACAGGCATAAAGTTACTTCCCTTTGCATACCACGCATGAGGAATAGCTTCTGCGTTGCCAGATAAAGCTACTGTTCCATAAATAATTTGCGAACACTTAATACCTGCTTGGAGTGTCCTTGCAGGGTCGTCTGGAGCAAGAAGATCTAACTCTTTTCGATCTATCTTACCACATTTCAGTCCACCTGTAGTATCAAAAAACTTATCTCCAAATGATGATGCTTGGATTGTCATTGACGAATACGATTGTTGTCCTTGATCCCAAACACTATACATATATCTTCGTAAAAAAGGTCGAAAGATAACAGTATCGCTGTGAACTGTTTCACCATTTGCATCTCTTACACGCCACTTTCCACGAGGAAGGCTATTGCCGTCATCATCTTCAGTATTGTGCTCAATCGAAAGTCTAGGTAAATACGCCTTAGTGCTTTCGCTTGATGTAGACGACAGATCCTTTTGACCTAACATTGCCATTAGTGTATCTGTGTCTATTTCTTTTGCTGTCACCAAATCTTTTATATTTGGCGTTTCTGCTACTGCTACGTCTGTCATATTATTGCAACTCCTTTGTGCTGACAGTTTCTAGGTTAGACCAATCATTACCGATTTTTAGTTCGATACCAATTGGCATATTGTATTCAACACCATACCTTCTTTGGCACTCCTTTCGTATGCCTAGCATGGCTTCTTCAAGTAAATGTATCGCTATTTCCTCTTCTTGAGGGTGTACATCCAAGACTATACTATCATGTACTGTATTACAAATCAAGCTCTTTATTTGTTTTTCTTTTATTTTTTTATGTAGTGATATTAATGCAACAGGTAGTAGATCTGCGGTTGCAAACCCTTGTACCGGATAGTTTTTTATTTGTGTAGCATTAGAATATCCACCATTTGAATAACTTTTTACGTTTGGAAACTGATACTCCCTGCCTGATGGTAGGGTTATTTTTTTGCGTACAAGAGCTTCACGACCTAATCTTTTATGCCATTCTTCTATACCACTATACTTTTCAAGAAATGCTTCATAATATCTTACTTCACTTGTCGTTCCTGTCTTGCCACCATATAGAGGTTTAAAAGTGTGTGCTTTTGCTTCTTGTCTGCTAACACCAATAATACTTGCGGTATAGGAGTGAACATCAACTTGATCTTTTACATCTTGTAAAACTTGTTCATCCTTTGCAAGAAATCCTGCTACTCTAAATTCTAACTGGCTGTAATCTCCTTCAAGTATCTTGCCACCTTCAAAGCGACTAACGATAGCTTCTCTAACAGGAAACGTAGTGCTTCTAGGCATATTCTGAAAGTTAGGATTACGAGAAGATAATCTTCCGGTAGCTGTTACACATTGCATAAACTGTGGGTGTATAAATCCATCTTTACCTGTATTGTTTTTTATACTATCTATAAAAGTATTGAGGTAAGTAGACAAAGCGTTATACCTCATATATTTTTGTAAGAACTCTCTTTCCCTTCCATGCACCTGTAACATCTTTTCTTTAATAGTTGTTATGTCTGTTTTAAATCCATGTACGGAAAGATCTTTTTCGTTTAGAGGATTAAGACCAAGACCCGCTCTTTCTTTGGTGTTCATGTAAACAACACCTCTACCAAAACACATCTTACATTTACGGGGCATACCATAAGTGCCATCTTTTTTCATAAAATCAACTGTGCCTCTACCTCTACAGGCTCTACAAGTTTTCTTATGTGTTTTTAAAAACGCACCAACTTTATACTGATACTTACTTCTAAATATACTTGGTGTAGATACTTTAATAAATTTCTTTTTTCTCTTTCCATCTTTAACAACTGTACCCAAATCAAAAAACTCTTTCCATTCTTTTTTATCTCTAACAACTTTGGAATAGAATAACTTTGATCTGTCCTCTGCTGATGCTAGATTAATTGGTGTATCTCCGCATAGCTCTGTAATCATGGTATTTAATTCATGTTCTATCTCTGTATGTTCATCTCTAAAATCTTTTTCAATCTCAAGAAGTTTAGGAACATCAACCTTGATACCATTATTTTCTATGTCGCATAGTGTTCTGCAAACATCCATGTGTAATTTAACTGTAGCTTTCATTGTGTAGCCCATTCTTGTAAGGAAATATTTAAAATATCAGCCTGTGCAAATGCTAACTCATACGCTGACTTTACATCTTGTACACCATACTCTGTAAGTTTATCATAAGGTATTTCGTCTACACCTTTTCCGGCTTTGATAAACTCATCAAAAATGTGAGACTTTTTCTCAGAAACATTGCGTCTTTTACAAGAAGCACTAAGAGATAACTCTCTATTTAATCCTCTAGCTAGTAAATACTCAACGCCCATTGTGTCCCAAACTTCTCCTTCATATTGAAAACCACAAGCCAGTAACCATTGAAGATCATACTTTATGTTATGTCCAACAAGCAAAGTTGTCCGGTTTAAAATATCTTGTAAGATGTCTATATTATTTTCTGTAGGCGGTTCTTCTGCATGATAGAAACATAAATATTTTTGTTCTCCACCATTTGTAAGATAGCCCACCGACACCAATATATTATTTCCATTGTACGGCATACTGTTACCTTTAGTAAAAGTATTTTCTATATCTAAACAAGTAATCATACACTATACCTTCCTGTTGCAATATTTATTTGAACAGGCACATTACCATGCCACCCATTTATTTTATTCTTACTTACTGCTAAGAAGCGAGTATTGTTCTCATCTATTCCCATTTGTTTACCAATACCTATAATTAAATCTGCTTCTCCGGCTTTACCTGTACGACTGTTATCAAGCATAGAATAATCTATTACTTCTCTTTCGTGTGCTTCATAACTAGCTTGTGATACAGCCCACACCAAACAATTATGTCTTTTGGCTAACTCTCTACCCATAACATAAATCTCTTTTAGTCTTTCATCTCCACGAGTGTATGTACCATCAATCTTAACTTTATCCATTTGATCTATAAATACTACGTCTGGTTTATTCAATGTAGTAAAATTTACAATCTCTTTGACACTAGTTCCTACACTATCCATCACAACTAAATTAGCATCAACCTTTTCTTTGTACTCCTCTATGTACCTATCCTTTTGTTTTTGCAGGGTATTCTTGTCAATATCAAAATACGCTGTAATAATTCTAAGTTTAACTTTCTTGGCTATTTCTTCGTTAGCCCAATAGTGTACTTTCTGTCCTCTGGATATGTAGTGTGATGCAAGATGAGCACAAAAACTACTCTTGCCTATCTCTGGTCTAGCAAAGATAATTCCAAAATCTCCTCTATTTAATCCTTGTACATTGCGTTCTAAATTATGTAATCCAAAAGTAAAGTCTGGTTGTTTGACTGTAGACTTTATTAATTCTTCAAAATCCTCATGTATAATTCTAAAACTATCTTCTCCATCAAGACTGTTAGATGCGACCTTTTCTATCATCTGTGAGATCTCAGAAAAAGCCATAGAGTTTTCACCTGTCCAAAAACCAACAGCTTTCTCTCCAATCTGTCTAGCCATATCTCTTTGCCAAAAAGTTTTAGCCCAATCATACGCTAGGTTTACATCAACCTTTTTAACAGCCAACAAATCATCTATGAGATCAAAAGTTTGTACAGCTTTACTATCAGGCATAGCCGGAAACATTATTTTATGTACTGCTACTAATGTTGTAGCATCAAGACTTTCAATCTCCTCATATTTAAGATGGGCTTCTCTAATGGTGTGAGCCAATGACCGCCAATCTTTAGGAAACATGACTGGTGTTATAAAGTTTTTGGTTCTATCCCACACAGATTTATCTAGCATAGTAGCTAGGACATTTAATTCTATGTCTTGCATTATCCCCCTGCCTTCTTCATTCTACTTTCAGAAGGTGTAAGTTTCTTTCTATGATTTAGTGGTGGTTTTTTAAACCTACGTCTTGTTTTCTTTACAGGATTATAATTGTTTTCACCATACATTGATTTCTTTTTAGCCATTTTTAAATACCAATTCTTCTAGTTGTTCTGGGTTCATGTTTTTTAAATCTACTTCTGGAAATAAAACAGAAGAATATTTTACCTTATGTTTTATCGTATCACAAATCATCATACTTTTCAATACTGCATCTTTATCTAAACACACCAATACTTTTTCATAATTTTTTCTTGTAAGATAGTGTAATAATATTTCAGATAATATAGTACCACACATGGCTATTCCTACAACATTTTTCAACTTTGAAACAACACAAGCAGACGGAATATCTTCAACTAGGACAGCTATACTGCCACATCCTATCTTATAATCTGCTGATGTCTTTGCATATTTAAACCATTTTGGTTGAGAACTTGGTTTAAGAGATCTACCTACAGCATTGATTACTCTACTACTTTCTAAATCTTCTACTAAAAATACTATGCGGTCTTGTTGTGGATCATATTTTACATTGATGTGATCTTGAATAAAAAGGTCATAGCATTGTACTTTTTTTAAATACGCAATACAGGCATCATTACTATCTTTTATAGAAATTAAATTGGGTAAAGATATTTCTTCCTGTATCATAATTGGAATATCTGTAGCTTTAGAAAACAATCCATTTCTTAAATTGGTTTTTTGTAATCCAACTTTTTTATGTCCTTTTACTTCACAACTGGCATCAAAGCAATTGTATACAACAACCATTGATGTAGGTAAGTACATAGCTGAGAAAGTATTTCCACTTCCACACTCAGGACAATCTGAACGAACTCGACCTAATTCTACAGCATCATCAAGTAAATATTCAATATTTTCATTAATTGTTAATGTCATTGGATGTGTCTTTCTTTTTTTTGTCAGTAGACCATTTAATTTTATTATATTTACTTCTGTAATTATCTGATGTATATTTCTGTCTTTCCTTTCTAGCTGAAGGAGTAGACCATCTCGGTTTTTTAGTTTGTTTTACCATTAATTAAATCCTAATATTGATGTTATATAGTTTACCCCCTCAAGGGGTTTTATGATTGTATCATGTATTTTTACAAAGGTCAATACATAAAAAAAATTAAATTTATGGTTGCAATAGTTTTTTATCTATGTTATGTAGGTTTAGTTTGTCGTAATAGAAGGGTGATAATAAAAATGAGATTATCAAATAAGGAGCAAGATAGAGGGTGGCACTTGCGAGTTTTTCATAGAAAAGCTGTAAGAAAACTTTATGAAGCTCGGTGGGTTTGGTATCATACGATCCTAGCTGTCGAGCTTCTTATTTTAATCATTATTCAAACAATTGGATTATTCGTATGAAAGAAATAAAAAAAGTTACACCGACACACGATCTTAGTTGGTACGTCAAATGGGTAGCAACAGCAGTAATAATTGTTGGTGCTTGTCTAAATTCATTTGAATTGCAACCATATAGCCATGTTGTTATGTGTCTTGGTGCAGGGATGTGGTTATTTGTTGGTATTTTGTGGTACGATAGAGCATTAATTGTAGTAAACTCTGCTATTTTAGCAATATATTTTACAGGGTTTGTGATGTATTTAACTTATTATGTTTAATAACAAGGAGAGAAAGAAATGACTGTTACAAATTTAAAAGCAAAGCCTATAACCTCATCTCAATCTTTGAGAAAACAAATTGAAATTTTAAACTATCATATTAAAAATGCACCAACTCACAGCATTGTTATTACTTTTACACCAGAGTTAGCCGAATATATTTTGACTAACTATAATAAGAACAATAGACCACTAAAGCATGGAAAGATTATAGAGTATGCTAATTATATGACAGATACTAAGTGGCTTCTTACAGGAGCAACATTAGTTTTTGGATCTGATGGTTTGCTTAAAGATGGACAAAACAGACTTGCTTCTTGTCTTAGAGCAAATGTAAATTTCACTTCTCATGTTGTTTTTGGAATTGATCCTAAAGCCTTTACTGTAATGGATATAGGTGCTAACAGATCTCCTAGTGATATACTAGCAATTATGGGTGTTAAAAATCATATACAGATTACAGCTTCACTAAAACTTTATATGGCTTGGAAAGAAGGTAAAACAAATACTGGAGTTCATAAAGTAACTAATGAAGAAATTCGTAAATTTTTTATTAATAATGCTGATGAAAGTGCTTGGCAACGAGCTATAAAGTTTTCTAAAGATGTGTATAGAACAACAAACTATCCTCAAAGTATGCTTGGTGCATTATACTATTGGGCTTTTGAAAACAACGAAGAAAAAAAACTTATAAAGTTTTATGAAGAACTTCGTGATGGATATGGTAAGGCAAGATCACCACAAAAAATGTTAATGAAACATATTAATCAAATGAAGAATGATCGTTTTTATAAAATAACTAGCCATGAATACGCAGTTATTCTAACAAGAGCTTGGTACAATTATAAGAATAATAAACTGTCATCTAAAGCTGATATAGTAGTTGGTTTAGATGATAGACTACCATTAATTTAACAAAAGGTATAGTAGTGATTTATGTACCAATAACATCAAGCATGAAGCGAATAGCGACCAGAAATGCAAATCGCATGGGTCGTATTCGTAATAGTATTACTCGTGGTCAGGGTAATTCCTATGGTTTTTTAGGAGAACAAATAACACAATTAGTTTTAGGTGGTGAAATTGTAAACAAGGGTAAGAAATACAATGTAGACTATGATCTTGTTCTTGATGATGGCACTACAGTTGAAGTAAAGACTAAGAAAACAACAGTTGAACCAAAAGATTACTATGAGTGTAGTGTCGCAAAGTACAACACCAAACAAAAGTGTGATTATTATGCTTTTGTAAGAGTGCTAGATACTAAGCAAGGTGGTTGGTTTCTTGGTGTTATGCCGAAAGAAAAATATTTTATCAATGCAAAGTTTTTAAAAGCCGGAACAAGAGATGGTGATAATGGATTTCTTGTAAGGGCAGACTGTTATAATTTAGCCATTTCAGAATTACAAGGGAATATTGATGGTGTACGATAAACAATATTATGAAGCCATGAAACATAGATGGGAAAGGCATTACGATAAACAATACTATGAAGCTAACAAAGAAAAAATATTGGCAAGTAATAAAAAGTCTTATGAACATAACAAACATAAGTATAACAAAACAAAACTAGCATGGGCTAGAGCTAATCCAGAAAAAGTAAAAGAAAGCCGTAAAAAATATCGTGAAGCTAATAGAGAACAATTAAATCAAAAAAGAAAAGAATATTACAGGGCTAACAAAGAAAAAAAATTAGCACAAGAAGTGGGTGTGTTGTGAACCCCTTCATGGTAGTAAAAGTAGGTGCCGTAGATATTGATGTATTCTCCTTGCCCTTTGATGGAGAAGCCTTTGGAGACTTCAATTATTTAAGTATGCGTATAAGAGTAGATGAAAACCTTAGAGGTGCAGTTTTAGTTGATACTGTAATACATGAGTTAAATCATGCGATCTGGGCTATAGGCAACTTAAAAACAGAGAAAGAAGAAGAAGAAAGAGTAGTAGCTGTTATGGCTAGTTATTGGACACAAATTTTTAGAGATAATCCGGAGTTAATAAAATGGATAAACAGAAACCTAGCAACGAGAACAAAGAAAAAGTAGTATTGTCAAAAGAGTTTTTTTGGAAACAATTCAATAAAAATCTATTGAGAATGTTAGCCGGAAGCATCACCAAAAAAGATTTTGTTGACAACATGATGAAACTAGGGTATACTGAAAAACAATTAAAAGAAATCTTTACTACTAAGAAGGAAAAACCGCATGACACATAATAAAGAAGTAACTTATTTTTCTGAAAGTCGCAACGAACATATTCCTGTATCATCTATGGTAGATCAGCACGTTAGAAATGCTTTTACCAAGATGTTAAGAGAAGATAGTTGTGATACATCAAAAGCCTTTACCACAGAAAAGGCACTTCATCACATCAAAGAAGCATATAAATTGTTGAATGATGTGAGTGATGGATCTAAATAAAATCCTCTTAAAAGTGGGGATTATTCTTATCCCTTGTTACACAATGGCATTATTGACTGACAAAATGGTTTTTGTCTTGCCAATGACTGTCGTGTGTGGAATACTAGCCCATAGTCTTGTTCCAGATAAAAAAGAGGACAAGACATTTGGCGTAGAAGAAGGAGATACAAATGACTGAGCTTGATGTATTGAGTTTATATGATGGTTGTTCTATGGGAAGAGTAGCTTTAGAGAGAGCAGGAATACCAGTTAAACAATATTACGCTAGTGAAATTGATCCATATCCAATAAAGGTTTCACAAAAAAATTATCCAGATATTATTCATGTGGGTGATGTTACTTATGTAGGAAAAACAAATGATAGTCCTAATTTTGATTTGCTTATCGGTGGATCACCATGTCAGGGATTTAGTTTTGCTTCAAAAGGTAGATTGAACTTCGATGACCCTCGTAGCAAATTGTTTTTTCAGTATGTGCGAATACTAAAAGAATTTAAACCAAAATATTTTTTATTTGAAAACGTAAGAATGAAACAAGAATGTCAAGATATTATATCTGAGTATCTTGGGGTAAAACCAATAGCTATTAATAGTGGCTTAGTTTCTGCTCAAAATAGATACCGATTGTATTGGACAAACATCCCCAATGTTACACAACCAGATGACAAAGGTATTGTGTTAGAAGATATAGTTGAAATGGATAATCCTAATTTTAAATATCGTAAATTAAAAGAGCATTATCCCAACAAAGTACACAACGAAGGTGGGTGCTATCAAGTTGGAAAGGCAGATATAAATGGACATGATATTTTAAAACGTGTCTATGATGTAAAGGGCAAATCACCAACTCTCAATGCTATGACAGGTGGCAATAGAGAACCTAAGATTTTATGCGGAGCGTGGAGAGGAAGGTACACCGATACAGGCTCAACTGAACAACGTCTTGAAATTAGAGCAAATGGTAAAACAAATGCACTTACTACAGTACAGAAAGATAATGTGGCTATTGATATAGATAACTTACGTTGGAGAGCGTTATCTTGTCTTGAAATGGAACGATTACAAACATTACCTGATAACTATACCTATTGGTGCAGTAATACTCAAAGGAAAAAAATGATTGGGAATGGATTTACTGTTGATGTGATCGCCCATCTCTTGAAAGGGATTAAAGATGAGTAATTTTAGGATTGAAGATAAAAAGTATGCGATTGAACATTTTAGTCAATTAATTGGTCATACAATAAAAGAGTTTGATTTTAATGATACGGAACACGGATTAAATCCATTTCCTAGTTTTATTACTGAGGATAAAAAAGGAAACACCTATCAAGTTTTTGTGAGCATGGATCAAGAAGGTAATGGTGGTGGGTTTTTATTTATAGAAAGAAATTAAAGATGAGTAGTCTTGCATTTATGTTTTATTCCGTTATAATATTTTTAGTTGGTGTGTTTAGTGGAGTAGCATTTAAAGAAGTAATTGATGATTTTATTACTAATAAAAAAGGAGATAACTAATGTCTTACTTAATATATGACATAAAATTTTACAAAGTAGATGATGACGGCAAAGAAGTCACAGACAAGAATGGAAACATAAAACTATTTGAACCAGAGGAAAAATGTATACCTCTTTCTGAGACTATAGTAGGTTATAAAAAATTTACTGAACTAGAAAATTTTTGCAACGATACATATGATGGTAATTTTAGGGAGATACATAATGTTT